TCGCCAGACATCATTTTTTCAAATTCTGCTTGGAGGTCTTCTAGCGCATCTTCAAGGTCTTCTACACGATCTTCAACATCGCCTTCTTCACCTTCGTCTTCGTCGCCTTCTTCACCTTCGTCGTCCATGCCTAGGTCTGCCATCATGTCGTCTGCTGGATCACCGCCCATGTCGTCGTCTGCTTCTACTTCGAAAGTATCTAAGTCAAAGTTTTCGTCTAGGTCTTCGTCTGACTCATCAACTTCTTCGTCAGTTGTTTCGTCTAGGTCTTCGTCTGACTCATCAACTTCTTCGTCAGTTGCTTCGTCAACTTCGTCACTTTCGTCTTCTAATAGTGACTCATATATGTCTCTTGATTTTTCTACCACAATCTCGTGGAATAATTCTTCAGCACCGGTTTTATCTTCGTTGATAAGGCGCTCAAGCATTTCTTCAAATTTATTACGATCTGCCATTTGTATTCTCCTATAAATGTTATCACCATAATAATGGTGTAAGGCTGTCATTTTTATTTAGCCAGTGTATAGAAAAGTATACAGAAATAGGCTCAAAACGAGCCAATTGTAGAGAAATTGTTATTTTAAAAACAATTCGTTAAATTTATTAACAGTAATGTGTTCTAAATTTTGTAGTTTATCAAGTTCTTTTGGTATAAATCCTTCATCGCTTAATACTCTTATATATCTCTTTTTAGGATTTTTTTGAATTACTGTAGATGTTTGTCTAAGCCAATTTCCATAAAAAGTTGCCCTATCTTGCTTTCTTTTATAATTTTCAGTACCGGCGTATATATTGTTAACTATATGATTTTCTGATCCAATTCCTTTGTAATCAAACCCAAGAATGTATATTTCAGAATGCTGGTGTTCGCTTGCAAGATATAATGCAGTTGGTCCAGAGCTCCATCCTTTAGATGGTGAAAAATAATTTAAGTTAGATAATGCTGAAAATGTTTTATTTGGATTTGTCCAAACTTGCGTTTTATTTTGTATGCTAAATCTATTAATTTCCATAACCATTTTAGCATCAACTGCTATTAAGTAATCCGGAATATAATCTCTATACAATGCATTGCATCCGTATATTTTTCCAAATTTGCTTATTGAGTCTAAAGTTATAGTGCTTCGGCTGGTGCCATTACCTAACACAAATGCCGTTGTCAATTATCATACTCCGCCAGTTTCTGCGTTTGCTGCTATACCGTACATTTGTTTAATAAATTCTTGTTCAGTAGCTGTCTCTTTTGTATGCATTTCAGATGATTTACGTATTTTATTAATCTGACGTAATGTTAATCGTGTTTTACGAGTATCATCATAATCAATAGGCGAGTGGTCGTATGAAGGGTCGTAACGATCGTCGTCGCCTATATCGGTTGTTTCTTTATCAAAATAAAATAGTTCACGTAATATCATATTGTATTTATACCGTTTGGGCTGTTTGAGGCGTTTCGCCCCCTAGCTCTTGACCTGTTACTGTTTCTGGTCCTTCTCCCGGAGAACCTTCAATAGGAGTTTCTGCATCACCTAATTCGTCTTCCATTCCGCCTAAATCTGATTCTATTCCAGCACTACTAATTCCACCAGTTCTTAACTCAGCACTTGCATCACCTGGAGGCGGTGTTAAATTTTCTTCATTTTCTTCTCTCCAAAGACGCTCGTTCTCTGCAAGTTCTTCGTCAGTCATTCCTAAGAATCTTTTCATAGCAAACCGATTCGATATGTACGGTATAGAACTCATTTGCGTATATGTTGGTACACGAGCATTATCAATTTCTGCTTGGCGATAGCTTGCAAAATTCTGCGGAGGCTGCAATTTAATATCAAACATTGCAGTATCAATGTTGACTCCTTTTTCAAGTAAGAATCTTTTAAATTCTTTATCAAATTCTTCAACTAATAATCCTTGTAATCTTTCACAGTATGTATTGAAGCGTAGTTCTTGAATATATGCTGTTCCTACTCTGCCATCATTATATTGCGAAGCACTATCGTCTGCTCCTGTTGGCAAGTACGAACTTGGAATACGCAATCCTCGTACAAGTTTGTTAGTGAAGTAACGTAAGTCGTCAATTTCACCTAGGTTAGTACCGCCTGGAAGTGTCTCAACTTTAGATCCTCTACCTTCAGCAGTTTGTGGGAAGAAGTAGTCTTCATTGATTGACAGGGGATTATATGAACTGTCTATAACATTATTTCCTCCGCCTGTCTTGGATGGGATTCGTCTTTGATGTATTTCCGTTTTAACACGCTCTACAAACTGCATAGCAAGGTGTGAAGGCATGTTGCCCACATCAACATAGAATACTCTTCTTTCTGGAGCTCTCTGCACACGATAGATAATAATCGCATCTTCGAGCAATTCTTTTTGTTTATATACTTTAAAAATAATTTCTAGTAGACTGTTTCCAAATGGATAGTTGTTGTCTAGTCCTTCTGACAAGCTTAAATGTACAACGTGATCTGCGTCTACAGTAATTTCTTGGTCTTCGTTTTGGAATCTCGATCCGCTAAAACTATTATTAGGATTGCCAACCATTCCTCGGGCGCCGCCGACTTGATAATTGCTGCCACCGCCTGTTACATTACCATTTGTTTGATAAGGAGTAGTTGCAACACCTTCTGCAAAATTTAAATTAAAGTTTTTAATTACATATTGTTCAGGACGTTTACCTTCACTTTCGTTAACAATAATTTTAGTTACATTTGCAGGATCAACATGAAACCAACGTTTAGTTTCTGGATCTCTTACAAATATTTGATCACCGTACTTAAATGTATTACGCAAAGTTCGAAACATTTTAGTTTCAAAATCTTGTATCTTTGCCCACTGCTGTAAGTACTGTTGAATAATAGTAATTTCTGAATTAGTTGCTTTGTTTTTATATTCTACAATAAAATGTGTATTATTTTGTTTATTTTTTTGTGTACAAAATTCAGCAAGAATATCAAGTGCTGCATTTACTTCTGAATCTTGATCCATAGTGTTGTATTGACCATAGCGTTCAACACGATTGGGCGATCCTACATATACATCTGGAAGATAGGAGCTATAATTTGTACGGGCTGGCCCAGCTTGTGAATTATTACCGCCGGAGCCTAATGGTGAATAACTTCCTGTAGAATTATTTCCTGTTGGCACTGGTGTAAAATATTTTTTCCAACTCATTAGTTGCTCCTTTAATATCTAGTAACGTCTGAGGTTAACAGATCGTTACCAAATCCTTGTGTATTTTTTTCAATCTTTTCATCAATTGCTTTTGTTTGTAATAGCACATCTGCAATTCTCATCATTATTGATGTTAGTTCGCCTAAGTTCTGTTGTCCGCCACTACTACTTAGTGAAATATCCTTTAGTAACTCTCCAGCACTGGCTTTATCAGTGCCAAACAATGTATCATTATCTTCTGATAATGTTTCGTTTAACTGTTCTAATTTTTCAATAAGTCCATCGATAGCATTAGTATACGTTCTAATTTCGCCTGCGTCAAGTCCTGATTGTAAAATATCTAGATTATTTTTTAAGCCTGTCACATCTGCAAATGATTGCAGCCCTGCTGCTGCTTCTGTAATTGCTTGTCCGTCAATATTTGATAATGATGTTAGTCTAGTAATAAGTTCTTGAGGTATTACTACTGTTGTTATATCACCAGTTGGCATATTTGTCATTGCTGTACTAAAGCTAGACAATGCTGATGCATTTGCAAGAACTGCTGTTGCATCTATTCCTGCTTCGCCAAATGCTCTAACTTTATCCCATGGCATTTGTTCATCACCAGCAAATGTATCTTTAAGCCAACCAAGTGCTCCGCCGCTTCGTGTAGTAGTAATCTCTGGCATGTTTGCCATTGCCGATGCAAATTCACTTACTGCTGTTGCATTATTTTTAATACCTTCTGTATTAAAGACTAAATCACCAAATCGTTTCATCGGAGCAAACGGATCAGTTTCGCCGCCTAATAGTCCAATAATTCCATCTTTAAGTGCTGTAAACACACTAGCACTAGGTGACGCCGGAAAATCTTTCATTGCGTCTGCGTACGATTTAAGTGCTAATGAGTTATCAATAATACCTTGGGTATTAAATTTCATTTCTCCAAAAGCTTTAATAGGTGCCATTGGATCAGTTTCGCCACCTAGTAGTCCAGTGATTGCTCCTTTAAATGCACCAAATACATCAGCCGACGGACTTGTTGGGAAATCTTTTATTGCAGATGCGTATGATTTAAGTGCTTCTGCATTTGCAATAATTCCAGCTGTATTAAGTGTTAGCTCTCCAAATGCTTTAATTGGAGCCATTGGATCTGTTTCGCCACCTAGTAGTCCAGTGATTGCTCCTTTAAATGCACCAAATACATCTGCTGCTGGAGATTTTGGAAAATCTTTTATTGCTACTGCATAAGCCGATAGTGCATAAGCATTATCGATAATACCTTGGGTATTAAATTTCATTTCTCCAAATGCTTTAATTGGAGCCATTGGATCTGTTTCACCGCCAAGTAATGAAACTATTCCACTTTTGAACGCACCTAATACATCAGCGCCGGGGCTTGCAGGGAAGTCTTTTATTGCAACTGCATAGGCTGCTACTGCATAAGCATTATCAATAATACCCTGAGTATTAAATTTCATTTCTCCAAAAGCTTTAATAGGTGCCATTGGATCTGTTTCACCACCTAGTAGTGATACAATTCCAGTTGCAAATGCTCCTAATATAGACGGAGCAGGACCGCCGTCGAAGCCTGCCATTGCTTTGCTATATGCCATCATTGCATTAGCATTATTTTCAATTTGGGCAGTGTTTAACTTAGCATCGCCGAATTCTTGTAATTTTTCTAAAGGACTTTTACCAGGAAGTGCTCCGAGTATATTTGAAATTATATTTCCAACAGCACCAAGTGTGCTACCTGCTCCAAATACTGCTAATCCTGCTCCAATTGCAGCCATGCCTTTGCCGGCGGCAATTAAGGATGCACCGTCTATTTCTTCAAAGGATTTCATACCTTCTGCCATAGTAGGTAATGACTTACCTATCATCCATGTAGCACCTGCAATTGCTCCGCCTATTAATACAATTGCGGCTGCTAGTCCTGCTGCACCAAGTGCTACTGCTGGATTAGCAAATGCCGCTATTCCGCCTGCTAAACCTTTTAGTACGCCGCCTAGACCTTTACCTATACCTGCGCCAATATTTCCTATAGCATTGCCAGCGCCTCTTCCTGCATTTGCACGACCTTTTGGAGTTGATGATCTTGCAGTGTCTGCGCCGCCGGAGAATCCTAGCTTATTAGAAATGCCCGAAACCATGCTAGAAGCTATTCCTCCAATACCCTTAGTTATTGCTCCTAACGCAGCTTTTCCTAAGAATAATGCTCCAATACCGCCTACAACAGCAGCAATTGCAGGGGCGCCACCAAATAGTTCACCTAATGCTCCAATTACATCACCCGTTGATATTTTTTCTACAAAACCTGATATAGCAGTAGCAATTGAACTAATTCCGTCTGCAACTGTACCGATTGTGCCAAGTAATAAATCAAATATGCCACTATCAAGCAATGCTATTTTAATTTTTTCTCTAACTTCACGAATAGTATTATCAAACTGCATTAACTTATCAGCACGGGCCTTTGCAGCAGTTTGTTCTGCTTCTGCTTTTGCTGGGTCAAACTGACTATCTATAAACCTGTTCATTTCGTGCATGCTGCCAAACAATTCGCCAAAGCCTTCTACATTTTGTAGTGCAGAAACTTCAGCAGCACTAAGACTTTTAACGTAATCTTGGAGGGCAGGTCCTCCTTCAGTTTTAAGCTTTTGCATAAATTCTGCTTGGGTAAGTTCGCCTCTACCTAAAGCAGCAGCAGCTTCTGCAATTGAAGGCGATAATGATTGTAGTAATTGTCCGAGATCAGTTTGAGCTACTCCGTCTGCTAAATCTTCTATTGCTCCTTTGAAACCTGGTAGTACTCCATCTACTGCTTGCATTGTTGCAAGAAAAGATTCTCGTTGTTCTTCATCCATTGTAGCTAGCAATGCATTGATATTTGCTCTTTGAGAATCTTTCATCATTGCATCAGCAAGTTCTTGTCTACTTTTACCTGTTAGTTTAGAAAGTTTATCAAGTTCTCCCATATATCTTGATGCGCCAGCAGCTAAATCTCTGTTTGTTCGGCCTTGCATTCTGCCTTGAGTAGCTTGTAATTCAATATACTCCGCCATTCCTTCATTAATTTGTTCAACTGTAAAACCAAGATTTGTTAGACCTGCAAAATCACCAGATGATTTTAAAGCTTTATTCATTAAATTAAATCGTTTAGCGCCTTCAGTAACTGTGCCTCCAAACATTGCTAACGTTTGGCTATTAGTTTTTAAGAAATTAGTGTACTCGTCTAAATACATCCCGGAGCTAGCTGCTGCTGTACGCATTTCTGTTAAACTTCCGTTAAACGATGCACCAACATTACTAAGATCTCTATAAGTTGATATAGATTCGTCTATAATACTTGATAGAGCTGCAAGATGTCCGCCTACTACTGGAATATGTTGTGTAAAGTCAGCAAGATTTGAAGAAGTTCCTGTAACAATTTCATTACCTAAATTGTATAACGATGAAGCTAAAGACTTAACACCTTGAGCAGCTAGTCTGCCCATTCTTTCGGCTAATTCATTAGTAGCTTTAGTTGCATTCTTTTTAGAATTAGTACTTTCTTTTGTTGCAGAAGTATCGTCTTTAGTAACTTTAGTTCCATTTGCAAGTGCATCGTTAGCTAACTTACGTGCTTTTGCTTCGGCCGCAGCGCCGCCTGACCCACCGCCGGCCATTTTGTTCATTGCAGCAAGAAGTTGCAATAATGTTGCTTCGCTAGCAACGCCGTTGTCGCCGCCTACGTTTACAATTTCAATTTCGTCAGCCAAATTTGTTCAACCCGATAATATGCGCATATAAATAAATTAGATACATATTTACATAATGTATTTATACGGAGAGAACAATGGTCGAATTTAACCCACTAATAGCAGGCAATGCCCCAGAAGCCAACCCGCTCCACAAATTTTTTAGACAACCTAAAGTATATACTACTTTACCTAGTAAAGGTCAATATTATGCGCCAGGGGTCCTTGATATGCCTGAAACAGGTGAATTGCCAGTTTTTGCAATGACAGCAAAGGACGAGCTAACAATGAAAACACCTGATGCTCTACTTAACGGTCAAGCAACTGTAGATGTTATTAAAAGTTGTGTCCCAAATATTAAAGATCCTTGGAAGATGCCAAGTCTAGATTTAGATGCTATTTTAATTGCTATTCGAATTGCAACTTACGGTGAAAAGTTAGAAATAACTACTAAGGTTCCAGTTACCGGAGCCGAGAGATCCTACCAAATTGATTTAAGACAAGTTTTAAGTAAACTAGTAACTGTTGATTTTGAAGGCAGCCTTACTATCGATAATATGTTAGTTAAGGTAAGACCACTAACGTATGCAGAGTTTACAAAAAGTAATTTAAAAACATTTGAAGAGCAACGAGTGTTTTCGTTAGTTAATGACGAACAAATGCCTGATGAAGAAAAACTTATTAAATTTAATGATAGTTTTCGAAAACTAACAGATCTTACAGTAGATATGTTAGGAAGAAGTGTGTATAGTATAACTGTTGACGAAACAGAAGTAACTAACGAAACTCATATACAGGAATTTTTACAAAACTCAGATAAAAACTTTTTTAATAGTATTTTAGAATTTTTAGAAGAAGAAAAGAAAAAGTTTGCTATTGAACCAATGAAGGTTAATAGTTCTGATGAAGATATGAGTGAAGGTGCTCCGTCATCATTTGAAGTTCCAATTACATTCGATCAATCAAATTTTTTCGCATAAGGATCCTGGCCTGGTCCCTTGATGAAATTTTGGCCGAAGTTGACAGCATGCAGAACGAACAAAAAAACATCAAAGC